TCACCAATATCATCCGCAGTTCCCGCTCCGCACTGACCCAGCCACCGCAGGAGCCGCAGTCCGCGCTCACCTCGGCCCCCGCGCCTTCCGTAGCCCAGCGGATGTACGGCGGCGGCAAGGGCAAGGCGAGGCTGAGGATCGAATGAGCGCACCCACGGTCGTCGAATCCGAGCGCATCAGCTTCATCCTCAAGCGCCTGGATGCCCTGAAGGAAATCCGCTCGCCGTGGGAACCCCTGTGGAAAGACATCACCGACTACGTTCTCCCGCGCCGCTCCTTCTGGGACAGGGACACCACCAAGGGGCAGAAGCCGGCCACCAAAATCTATGACGGGGCTCCGCTCACCTCGCTGCAGCTACTGGTCGATGGCCTGCAGGGGTATCTGGTCAGCCCCAAGATCCGCTGGTTCCGGCTGGTGATGGAGGACTCCGCGCAGCAGGAAATGCCCGGTGTTGCTGACTGGCTGGAAGAGGTGGACGATATCCTCTACGCCGAGTTCGCCCGCTCCAACTTCTACGACAGCATCGGTGAGTTCTTCCTGGACGCCGCTTCCATCGGCACGGCGGTGATGTTCGTGGAAGATGACGTATCCAGGCGCCGGATCAACTTCAGCGCGCGGCACATGAAAGAGTGCTACATCGCTGAGGGCCGCAACGGCCTGGTGGACACGATCTACCGCGAGTTTGAAACCACCAACCGCAACGCCAATCAGACCTTCGGAGACAAACTGAGCAAGGAACGCCAGGACGAGGTTAAAAATCAACCCTTCGGCAAGGCCACGATCATCCACGCTTGCTTCCCGCGGGAAGACTACGACCCCGAACAACTCAACGGTCTGAACATGCCCTGGGCATCCGTGTACCTCGACAAGGAACACAATGGTCTGATCGATGAGGGTGGTTACGAGGTGCTGCCCTATCTGGCCTGGCGGTGGCGCAAGAACTCGGATGAAATCTATGGCCGCTCTCCGGCAGCCGATGCCATCAACGACATCCTGCGGGCCAACCAGATCGCCAAGGACATGCTGGAGGCCAGTCACCTATCGGTGGCTAAGCCGACGATGGTACCGACGGAACTGCGGGGGCTCACTCGCCTGATCCCCCGGGGTGAGAACTACTACACTGATCCGAAAAAACTCATCTACCCCATCGACCTCGCGCAGAATTATCCCATCGGACTGGACCAGCAGCAGGAGATCAAGGAACAGATCGCCGCCGCCTTCCGCGCCAAGATCTTCCTGCTCATGGAGCAGCTGGAGAAGGGCCCGTACACCGCCACCGAGATCCGGGAACGGCAGGGGGAGAAGGCCGCCGTGCTGGGTCCGACCATCGGGCGACTGAACTCCGAAACCCTGATCCCGATGATGGACCGGGTATACCGCATCTGCGAGCGCAACGGCATGATCCCCGAACCCCCGATGGCCTTGAGCTCCGGCGGGCGGGTGAAGGTCGAGATGCAGGGACCGCTGGCGCAAAGCCAGAAGCAGTACCACGAAAGTCAGGGAGTGAATGCGGCACTACTGTTCGCGGCCAACATGGCCAAAATCTTCGGCACCAGCCCCCTGGACAACGTGGATGAGGACGAGCTGATGCGCCGCGGCATGGACTCCGCGGGCTCTCCGCAGCGGGTGATCCGGGAGCTGCCGCAGGTGGCCGAAATCCGCCGGCGCAAAGCGGAAGCTCTTGCCGCGCAGCAGAAACAGCTGCTCGCTCTGGAACAGCAGAAGATCCTGGCAGGGAACGCAGAAGGGCTGAACAAGCCTCTTCAACCAAATAGCATGCTCGCCGCTGTGACGGCGGGGCAAGGAGAATGAAATGAAAACCGGTGATGCCTTGAACGCGACGATGCTCGCGCTGGTGGACGTGATGAAGACAGACACCCGATTCACGGCCGACGAGCAGGCTGCCCTTGCGGCATGGTCGGTGATCGCCACCGCCTCCGGGGATACCACTCAGCCGCAGGACATGGTGATCGTGCAAGCTTTAAAAAAGTTTTGCTCGCAGGCTCCCAATTACACCGCATGGTAACAACGACTCGCCTTTAGGCGGGCGTAAAAGTTTCGAAGAGGAGAAAGAAGATGGCAAGAGTCAGAAGCGATGAGAAGAACTACAGCCTTCCGGTCGGCGTGGACGGGGTGGTGACCAGAGTCACCCCGAGCAATGCGTCCCTAAACGCGCCGATGCACGGGCGGTTCTACGAGTTGTGCCGGATCGGCAACCTGTTCTGGGCGGGCAACATGGCCGGTGCGGCCCATGCCTACAGCGTGGCGCAGACCACGACCTACACCGGACTGGCGATCTCCAACCCCGTGGGGAACAACAAAAAGCTGGTGATTGAAGCCTTCGGGTTCTCTGCTGCCCTGGCCTACGTGGCGCTGTCCATGGTCGGCATCATGGGCGGTTACGCGGTGGCCGGCGCGGTCACGGCGCACACGACTCCCGGAGTGTTCGGCACCGACTTCGGATGCCTGCTGCTGGGCAGTTCCAACGCGCCCACGGCTCTGGTAGACGAACACGCCACCATCTCGGCTTCCCGGGTGCTGATGATGTTCGGGCACGAAGGAATCGCCACCGCGGTAGGCGCCGGCTCGCCGGGATGGATCGACGTAGGTGGGGGCATCCAGGTGCTTCCCGGCGGCTTCGTGGCCACCTACTGTCTCACCGCCATCACTGGCAACTCCGTGTTCTGGTGGTCTGAGGAACCAATCTAGTGCTGGACTGGCTGGGGGAGCTGAAAGAAGAGGAGCGCATCGCGGCGATCCGCAATGCGTTCGCCAAAGTGGCCTCCACCCAGGAAGGAGCCGTGGTGTTCGCCGTGCTGTTCGAGCATCTGTATGTGTTCCGGCCCTGCCCGACACCCGAGGCCACGGCTCTATCGAATTACGCCAAGGAAAAGCTACTGCCTTACTTTGGCGAGAACGTGGAACTGAGAATCATGGAAGCGATCCTGGGGAATGCTCACCGCATCACCCAAACACTTTCGCAAGGAGAAGAGAATGGCAACTGACCAAGGCGCAGCCCCCGATAAGGACACGGCTGCGGCCAGTAAGGATACGGGCCAGGGGAGTAGCGCCCTCACCGCATCCGACTCCACGGCTACCCAAGCCGCCGCCTCGTCGTTGACGGACGGTGGTTCCGCGAAGCCACCCGCGTGGATAGCGCAACTTGAGGGTGACCTTCAGAAAGACGAGAAGCTGACGCAATACAAGTCCATTTCGGAGTTGGCGAAAGCTTACAAGGAAGCTGAGGGGAAACTCGGGAAGGCGATCGTTCTGCCGGGGGAGAAGGCGAGTGCGGAGGAAATGGCCACCTTTCGCAAAGCGACGGGTGTGCCGGAAAAACCAGAGGACTACAAGCTTGAAAAAGTAGAACTGCCTGGCCAGCTGGAGCTGGACGGCAAATGGAGCAAGGAACTCAAGGAGCTCGCGCACAAGCTCAATCTTTCGCAGGGACAACTGGGAGGACTGCACGACTGGTACTTCAAGAACCTGGTCGCCGAGATGCAGGTTGTGAAGACCACCGCCGAGCAGGCGCATCAGCTCTTGCGCAAAGAAATGGGCGCGACGGATTACGACGCGGGCATGACCTACATGAACCGCGCCACCAAGAAGTTCCTGACCCCGGAAGGGGCCGTGCTGTATGCCCGTACCGGAATGGGCAACCATCCGGAAACGCTGAAGATGTGGATCGCCATCGGAAAAGCGATGGGAGAACACTTCTTTGCGGAAGGCAGCCGCGGGGAGAAAACGGAAACTGCGGTTATCGGCAAGCGCACGGACGCTGAGCTGGCCGAAGCACTCTACGGGAAGAAGGAGTAGTCCTGCGGGAGAACGAAAATGGCAGTAGGAGCACTGGCTACTACCTACCCTACCTACCTGGATTTCGCGTCCAGGCAGGACCCGGCCGGCAAGGTATCCTCGGCCCTCATCGAGCAGTCCAACAAGACCAACGAGGTCCTGAACGAGATGGCGGTGCAAGAGGGCAACCTGCCCACGGGCAACAGAACCACGATTCGCACCGGGCTTCCCACGGCAACGTGGCGCCTACTGAACTACGGCGTGGTTCCCACCAAGAGCGTCACCGCGCAGGTGGACGACACCTGTGGGATGCTCGAAGCCTACGCGGAAGTGGACGTGGCTTTGGCGGCCCTCAACGGCAACACGGCGGCCTGGCGGCTTTCGGAGGCGAAGGCCCACATCGAAGCCATGAACCAGCAGATGGCTACCGGGGTGTTCTACGGGGCGCAGGCCACCAACCCCGAGCAGTTCACCGGCTATATGCCGCGCTACCCGTACTTCCGGCGGGCGGTGCTGACGCCTTCGGAGAGTTCGTACAACTGCATCACCAACCAGGCCACCGGCGGATCGGCGACCAACACCTCGATGTACCTGGTGGTGTGGGGGCCGGATTCCACCTTCGCCTTCTACCCGAAGGGGTCGGCTGGGGGCGGGATCAAGCACGAGAGCTGGGAGAACGTCACTGGTTTCGACACGCAGACCATCCCCGGACGGTTCCAGGTCCACCGCGATCACTTCAAGTGGGACATGGGGCTGGCCGTGCGCGACTGGAGGTATGTGGTGCGGATCTGCAACATCGATTCGGCCGTCATCACCTCCTCCGTGGCCACGCTGGTGGACTCCATGATCAAGGCCTACTACTCGGTTCCCAACATCAACGGCGGGAATGCCGTGTTCTACGGCAACGCCCTGGTGCTGTGGAGCCTGCAGCTGCAGGCCCGCGTGCAGCCCAACCTCGCGCTGTCCTACGACGAGTACATGGGCAAGAAGGTCGCCCGCTTCATGGGGATTCCCGTGCGGCGCTGCGACGCGCTGCTGAACACCGAAGCCGCCGTGACGGTCCAGACTTGATGAAAGGAGAGATGAAATGATCATCGACAACAGCCTTTATCTCATGAAGATCGGCGGGCGGCCCAACGATGCGACGGCGTGGACCTCGCTGTGGGCGATTACGACCAACTACTCCTCCTCCATCGACCTGACGACCACCGCCAACCGCGTAATTGCGGATGGTGGGTACCTCGTCTGGAGACAGGGGACTGCGGCTGCGGTCGCCACGGGCGGGACGACCACGATTCAGCTCGTGTGTTCCGCCGCTGCCACGCTAGGCACGGACACGGTACTCCACGAAGTCGCCTGGACTCACGATACCTGCGAGGCACAGTTTCTTATCAACACCATCGTGTTTGTCTGGAAACTGCCTCGGCATTTCCCGCTGCGCTACCTTGGTGTCGCCTGGGTTCTTGGAGCGGCTGCCTGGACCGCGGGCACGGCGGACATCTTCATCACGCCGAATGCGCCCTACGGCCAGGCCGGAATGAAGTAAAGGAGGATCAATGAGCAGGGTCTATCGGGCGCTATGCCTACGGGACACGGTACAAGACAACCCCTATCAGTTTTTCAGGATAGGAGTCGAATACATGATCCCGGAGGACAGCCCTGTGGCGAAACACTTCAAACCGCTGGAGGAGCTTTCCAAGAAAGAAGCTGACCGGGTAGTGGGCGAAGAGGTGCTGCACAAACCCGCAGAGAAAACGGTTAAGAGGAAGTAGCGCCACAAAGACGCAAGAAAGAAGAGCGGGCGCTGTGAACGCCCGCTCTGTCTCTAAGGAGCGAGTATGCCCGTCAAATCCGTTTCCGGGGGATTCCGCTGGGGGAGCAAGGGGAAGGTCTACAAAGGCAGGGGCGCGAAAGCCCGAGCCGCGAAACAAGGCCGCGCGGTGAAAGCCTCTCAAGCGCGTAGGAAACGAGGGCGCTGAAGTGACCAATCTGGAATGTGTAAACCGCGCCCTGGCCTACATCGGCGAGGTGCCCGCGCTCACGACTGCGGATACCGCCCGCGGGGCCAAGCGCGCCCTGGCCGCTTATTCACTGTGCCTGGATGAGGTCCTGCGCTCTGCGCCCTGGACCTGCTGCCTGAAGCGGGATTGGCTCTATGACTGCGGCGAACAGGCTACCCCTTGGACCGCACTTCATCACTACGGAATCGGGGAGCGAGTCACTAACGACACCGCCAAAACCTACCAGTGTATTGTAGAAGGAAAATCCGCCGCGGCTACCGGACCCACGGGGACGGGCGCATCAATCACGGACGGCACCTGTTACTGGAACTATGTAGAGG